CACAAACATCGCCTGCCCGCGTTTCGTGGCGAGGCAGTACCCCTCGGCGCCGGGCTCGCCGTTGAAGAACGTCACGTAGAGCGCGACGATCGCCGCCTCGAGCGACTTGCCGTTCTTGCGCGGGATCTCGTTGTAATGGGTCCGAAAGCGCCGCAGATCCGTCTCGACGTGGACCCAGCCGAAGAGGGAGCCGAGCCGGAATTGTTGCCACGGCTGCAGGGCGATGAACGTCTTGGCCCATTCCCCTTTGTAGTGTTTGAGCTTCGCGGCGAACCGGAAGAACCGGTCGGCCTTCGCGGCGTCGAAGCGGTACGGAAAGTCCGCCGTGCCTTCACGCGCGCGATCGCGCAGATGCCGTGCGCACGCGAGACGGTGATACTTTCCCGCCGGCAGACGGCCCTCGACGACCTCGCGCGCATAGGCGTCGACGACGTGCACGGCGGCGCCGGCGACGGCTTTCGCCGGGAGATGCACGGCGTCCGTGATCGGTCCGTAGACGGCCGGCGCGTGTCGGTGCCAGCCGGCGAGCGCGAGGCCCACGACCAGCGCGACGACGATCGCCGCCGCGCTAATGGGCCTGGGTGGGCTCATCGAACTCCGCAAACGGATCCACGGGTTCGGGCGTCGAGGGGACCTTCACGCGCGAGCGCGCCGCCGGCGTCATGCCGAACTCGACGAGGTAGCCGCGCAGCGCCTGGTCGTAGGCGCGCAATTGCGCAAACCCGGGATGTACCTTCGGGTTGCCCAGGTGGTCCCGGTAGAACGCCGACCGCAGCCGAGCGATGTAGCGCTCGAGCCGCTCGGCGCGAGCGTGAAGCCGGCAATAGCGGTACAACACGGCGTCGTCGACCGTCGACAGAGTGCGGCTGTCCTCGAGGCGCGCCACCATCCGGGCCCACTCCGCGCGCGCCTCACCTTTGAGTTTCGCCGGCAGGGTTGGACGGCCCTTCGGCGGATCGGGCGCGTCGGCCGACGTCGACCCCGCGGTGCCGCGGTCCTTGCGACCGGTGCCAGCCAGGGTGTGCTGCGCTTTCGACTTGGCGTTCCGGCCTCCGGAGCTCGACGTCCCGGGCATCAGCGCGGCCCTCGTCGATCACGACCCGGCGGCCGCGGCCCCATCCAAAGCCGAGCTGTGTCATGGTCCATAAGCGAAATCGATTCGCTGACAACGCGCACGGATCTCCCGGATCGGGTTTCCCGGCGCCCCGTTTACAGCGATTTGCGGCCCCCCCTGGCCTGCTGTTCGCGTGCGCGACCGCGCGCGCTCTCGGCACGCGTCTTGAGGTCGGAGCACGCGCGGCACAGCGGTTGCGTGTTCGCGTCGTCGTCGCGTCCGCCTTCCGCGAGGGCGACGATGTGATCGCGGATCGTGGCGAGGCAGCGTCGGCCGACGCGCGCGCAGCTGCGACACCACGGCTCGCGCGTGAAGAGCTGCTCGCGCAGTTGCTGCAGCTGGCGGCCGCGGACGCGCGGCGACGGGTCGCGGTCGACCGGCCGCCAGGCGACGGCCTGGTGCGTGCGACAGCGCAGGCGTCCGCACTTCGGATGCGCGCAGGGGCGCGGCGGCGCGAGGGCCACCGGTTAGGCGCGCTCGACTTGTTTGCTGTTGAGGATCAGGGGGGTGACGTGATCACCCGGATACATCGGGTGCTCGGTCTCGAGGTCGACGTTGCAGTATTCCTCGTTCAGGTGGATGGCCTTGACGCGACAGGGGACGGTGACGCGTTCGCCGACGCGCAGCTCGTGACCGTTGCGATCGTAGGGCATGGCCGTTTCTCCGCGTGATCGAGGGACCGAGGAGGCGGACCGGGTTACCCGCCCCTGCTCTGTGTAGCGTCCAGCGTGCGTCAGAACCGGAGGGTTCATGACCCACGCCCAACTCCGTTCGCTCCCTGCGCTCGCTGCGCTCAAGGAGTCACGCGAATCGTCCGGGTCCCATGCGATCATGGCCAACGGTGCGGCTGATCGAAAAACCTCTGACCGTACGTGACTGTGCCGACTGGATGGGCTATACGCCGAACTGGATCCGGAGCGCGATCAACAAAGGGGTGCTCGTCCGTCGCGACGCCGCGCTCGTGAAGCTCGAGGCGGAAACGCTCACCCTCAACGGCCGGACCACACACCGCATTCATCTCGACAGCTTCGTGACCTTCCTGATCGCGATTGGGTGGAAGCGGCTGCCGGCCCATCCGACCGGCTTGCGGGCGAGTGCGGCGCTCTCTCTGCAACGAGGCGCATGACCACGACCCCGCGACCTCTCTGGAAAGGGGCGCTGTGCATCGCGCGCCTACAGATCCCGATCAAGGTCTTCCCCGCCACGAGCACCAGTGAGTCGCTCGCCTTCAATCAATTGCACGAGGTCTGTCAGTCGCGCGTGAAACAACTGCGCTGGTGCCCGAAGTGTGAGCGCGAGGTCCCGATGAGCGAGATCATCAAGGGCTTCGAGTTCGAGACCGGGCACTACGTGATGGTGGGCGACGCGGAGTTCGACGCGGTGAAGCCGACGTCGACGCGCGAGATCACGCTGACGCAGTTCGCCCCGCGCGCCGCGCTGCCGCTCGTGGTGCTCGACCGCGCGTACTTCCTGGAACCGATCGGACAGGAGGCGACGGACGCGTATATGTTGGTCGTCGACGTGCTGGCGCGCCTGTTGACGGGCGCGGTGGGGATCGGGAAGCTCGGGATTTACGGCCGCGAATATTTGGTTGCGGTGCTGCCGGTCGATGGCGCGTTGATGCTCTTCACGCTGCACCCGGCGCGCGAGCTCCGGACCGCGCCGACCCTCGCGCCCGCGCGCCGCTTGCCCGCCGAGCATCGGGCGTTGCGCGAGATCGTCAGCGCGCGCGTGCAGCCGCTCGACCTTTCGACCTTCGTCGACGAGCACCAGGCGGACCTGCAGCGCCTCATCGACGCCAAGATTGCCGGCGAGGACTACGTGCAGGCGCCCGTCCAGGCGGCGGCGCCGCTGTCGCTCAGCGAGGCGCTCGCGCAGAGTCTGCTGGACACGGGGGTGGTATGACCGAGGCCCACCACACCGAGTACGTCAACATCCGGCATGCGGGCGAGATCGCCGGCGTGTCGCGTCGGACGATTTATAACTGGCTGGCAGAGGGCAAGCTGTCGTACGTGCGGACGGCGGGCGGCTCGGTGCGCATCGATCGCGCGGGCTTACTGATCGAGCCCGCGCGCAGGATCAAGAGCGACGACAACCCCTGACGGGATCAAAGTCTGGCTGGCCCTGGCTGCAGCTGCAGCCTACGGTCGACGCGGCAGGCCTCGACTGCCGCTCGCTTCCCGAGACGAGGCGACCACGAAGCCATGATGGCCCAGGACATCCGCTAAGGTGCCCTGCGTGATCCGCCCGCGAAACAATGGCGGCGGCAGAAACCGCCGTTGCTTGACCTTGGGATCGAACGCCGTGAACGTCACGAAATCAAACGTATGCGCGAAGTGCGGCAGCGTTGTGTACGACGATGAATACAGGATCACCGTCCCGCCTTCCTTCCAGTACAGCACCATCGCGTACCACCAGCAATTCGAGAGCGTAGCTCCGGCGGGCGGATAGACCACCTCCAGCAACGCCATCACGCTCAAAACGAGCACGCCAGCGGCGAGCAAGAAAAGCAACCCGCCGAGCATGCGACAGCGGGCGGAAGCTGTCACCTTCCGCTCCCGGCGACTCGGACCATGCACTCCAGACAGATCTTCAGGGGCATCACGGGTGCGTACGGCCGATGCACGATCGGCGTGCGGCACAGCGCGCAGCTGGTGTGCACATCATCGGGAAAAAACGACCGCGGCCCGCAGATCACGAACGTGGACGCCTCGCATTCTGCCGGCGTGCCGACGATCACCTCGATGCCGCCGATGATGATGGTGTCGCGCTTCATCCGTCCAACTTTCTGGTGCTCGCATGGGCGTTGACGGTGACGCGTGCCTCGTGGCGTCCGACATGGCCGGCGTCGAGCCACGCCAGATACGCCAGCGCCTTCGAGCGGGTCAGGGTCGTCCCTCCCTCGCGGCTCACGTACGTGAGTCGGATGCGGGCGCCGCCCATGTAGTAGGCCCCGGCATTGTGCAGGCCGGCGAGCGACCCGGCCTGCTCGAAGCGTTTCAGGTACGTGTTCAGACGACTGGCGATCTCGCGCAGCGTCAGTTCATCCGTCATCGATAGAGCTCGCCCTGTCGCAAAAGGGCGGCGGCTTCGCGCGCCTCACGGCGGTGGGCGCGGCAAAAGTCTTTATTCGGTGGCAGGTGAATTCGACAGCGGCGGCAAAGGGGCCGGTCGCAGACGTCGCATTCGTACGCGGCCCACTCGCGCCGGCACTCCTTGCAGCGCGTGCGGCGCCGGTGGCCCCCGCAGACGATGGCGGTCCCGCCGCCCGGCAGCGTGACGCGCTCACACATCACCGTTGCTCCACGTCCTGCGACGGATCGTCGCCGCGATCCAGGATCTCGAGGATCGTACGGGCGCCGGCGAAGTACTCGCGCACGGTGTCGACGACCGCGGCCGCGATCGCTCGGTGCGCGTCCGACAGACCGGGATGGCGCGCCGCGAGCTGGACGAGGCCGGCGAGCTGCAGCGCCTCGAGCGGCGCCAAGGGCCCCAGGATGAGGGGTTGGTCGCAGGCCTGCAGCTCCGCAATCATGAGCTGCACGGCTTGCTCCTGATTCAGTGGCGCGTCGCCGACCGGCTGACCGTGGGCATCAAGGATCATTCGAATTTCTCATTGCGGGCGCTTGTCGCCGCGCGGCACGACGATGACCTCGGTGGTCGGTCCGATCAGGTCGTGCAACGTTTTCGCGAGGGCGCCATCGTCCGCGCCGTAGAACACCGTGATCGCCCCGATGGTGGTCCCTGGCGCAATGCGCAGCGCTTGCGGATCGAAGTAGATGGGGCGACCGGCTTTCAACTGCTCGACGTTCCCCTCACTGATGCCCACCAGGATTAGCACGCGGCCGTCGGGCATCGTGGCCATCGCTTTGACCATCAGAGCGCCTCCACGTCCTGCCGCCGCACGACGAGGCATCTGTCACGTTCCGCGTGCAGGGTGCCGGCCTTGATCTGCCGCCGGACGTAGGCTTGCGAGCGCCCGAGCATCGCCGCGGCGGTCGGGATGTCGACCCACGCCGTCGACTTCTGAGAGTTCTCAGAAGTGGGTGGCTCAGCCGCGAGCGCCCGCAGCGCGGCCGCGAAGACCAGCCGCAGCACGTCCTCGCCGCTGGGCGTGACGCTCGAAAGCGTCTGCATCGCGCCAGCGTGCCCGTTGCCGTTCGCCGTGATCCCGTGGTTGGCCGGTAGAACGAACGGCGGCAGGCCCGGGCGGCGCTCCTGGGCCATCCGGGCAACGTCGTCGGGGTCGTAGACGGCCCGCTCGGCGCCGCGCCCGTGGGGCCGCCAGGCGTTTTGCTGGATCTTGCCGTCTTTCGAAAACTGTTCGATGGTCTTCGTGCTCACGCCGATCGCGGCCGCGGCCTGGTCCTTCGTCAGCCACGTCGAGAAGTCGGGGTCGCTCACTTCTGAGAACCTTTCTGAGACGTTCCACGGGAAACGTCGAAGCTGATGAAGTGGTCCCGCAGTTTGGTCAGCTGTATCCGATGGGGTTCCTGGAGCGCGGCCCACCCGGCGTTCGACAACACGCGGACCGGTGGATCCGCCATCGGTGTCCAGGCGAGGAAGACCCAACAGGCGACGCACATCACGACGCCCTCGACGACGTCGGGATGCTCGCGGCTCCCGATGATGGTTTCGATCGGCGTGCCGCAAGCGGGACAGCGCAGCGGGTGCGTCAGCACGGCGGTGTGCAGCGTGTCCAGCATCAGGACGCCTCGCGCAGGGTCCGCAGCCACGCCCGTCGCGGCGCGTTCTCGAGCGTCCCGCAGATCTGTTGATAGGCCCGCGAAGCCTCGGTGCCGGCGCGGTGCCCGAGATCCCACGACGTCGCCAGGGCCTCGATCCGATGCGGATTCCGACGGTACAGACTGCGCGCGCTGACGCCGAACCATCCGACGACGAAGCCAGCATGAAACGCGCGGACGAAGGCGATGTTGTCGGGCAGGCCGTTTCCCTGATCCGTGCGATGGCCCGCGCGCATCACGCTCCGGAGCGCATACGCCTCCGCCTTCGCAGCGGGTGCGCACACCGAGCAGACGGTGCTCGCCTTTGACGAGGTGCGACGCATCGGGCACGTCGAACTCGATGCCGTGGAACCGGTCGGCGAAGAGCATCTTCGCGGC